GGGGGGGGTCTTTGCCGATTTACGCACAGCCACGCGCCACGCGCCAAGCTGAATGAGTTATAATACCCATTATGTTAAATAACTTGTGCAGTCATATCAATGACTTAGCGTTTTATAAGTCCAGTTTGACAGATTTGCATGGCGAAATGGTGTCATTATATCCCCAACAATTGACACAGATAGAGCCTTATGGCACGCGCGCACGCGCCTGTGCTGCGCCGTATCCGCGCCGCGTCGCTTTGTGGGCAATATAAAATGCACTCACTGTAAATTAGTTGTTGAACTATAGGACTGCACATCCTATAACCCTCCTATACCAACCAACCAAAGGAACCAAACACATGGCAATGATCTTCAAAAAGCAAAGCACCATCACCGCCATAAAACGCCTCAATAATTCACGCTATGGCAACCCGCAATTCCTTCTCACGTTCGCCAACGGCCTCAGCGGTAAGACCAAAGCCAACAGCGGCGAGGCTTACGCCATCAGCGATCGCATGATTGGCCAGAGCATCGCCTTTGATTATTACCTGACAGACTCAGGCCGCGAATATATCCAAAACATCCAAGCGTCATAAAGGAACCAAAACCATGAGCGATTACAGAGGCCACCACATCGGAACGTGGCGAGAAGGATCATTGCGGAATTTCGACACTGTGCTGGTGATTGTAAGCCACGACCAAAAACATGATGCGTACTTAATCCCAAAGGGCGAATATGACGAATTCCTGTTTTGGGCAGAGGGCATATGGGATGATGCAGACATGCGAGTAGTAAAACTGGAAGACGCACAATGACAATCAAAGAAGCACTTAGAAACTACCTGAAAGATTTAGAACACAACGGGCTGCACTGGGGTCGTGAAAACCTCAATTATATGACCCGCGGCACGCCAGAGTTTTCGAGTGACTATGAGATGCACTCTTACATTAATGCAATTGGAAGCCTGATAACAGAGGAAGACGCACAATGATACGCCAAGCAATCAAACAACTCACCATCGGCTCCCTAATGGGTGCCGCCATATCCGCCGCACTATTCATTCCAGTCATATTTTAAAGGAGAAGACAAAATGGAAGCCAAGGAACAATACATGCGCGAAGTTTTCGCGAAGATGCAGCACGCCAAAAAAGGCATGGAAGGCCTGACCCCCGACCAACTCAAGGCGATTGAGCAAGCAATCACCGCCCTGACAGAGGCCCTTGATTATTGTACAGAAGTCTTCGACCTGCGCCTATCAGATGTAGACAAGTTACAGTGCGCCCTGCACAAGCTCCGTCACAATTTCGAGACAGAACCAACCTCATATCAGGAAGAGTTATTCGCAGAGTACGGTATCGGGGAAGACGCGGAATGACACAGGAGCAAACCCTAAGCGCGTATCGCGCAGTACACGCCGCGCTTGATACAGAGTGCATGGACCGCAATGCCGTTATATTGTCCGAGCTACTCAACGAGCTTTCCAGAAACTACAGAGAAGCCACAGGCAAGAAGATAGGAGAAGGCCTAGGCTGGGCCTAGTGCAACGGCCCGTCGTGCAGTGTGTCGTGGCCCATAATCAGCGCCAGCACACTGCACAGGGCCACCGCCGCCTCCTGTTCGCTATACTCAAACGGGAGCGAAGAGAGGCACAGCAGCACCGCGTCCACGATTGTTTCCGTGCGGTCTTCGTCCACATCTGTTTCATCAATTACAATTTGCATAAAAAACACCCGCGTATCTGTTACGGATACGCGGGCCAGTTGGGAGGATAGGCATATCCTTGAGCAGTAACAGATTCAGACTACATCAGGATCAAGCTCTCCCGCAAGTGCCATGTACGCAGCACCGTCAACGTATCCATCTCTCGTTCCTCCGTTGACGATACGCGCGATCTTGAGCCACGCCATGCAAAGGGCCACCTGCTGACTGCTGATAGGCGTCTCTAAGACAACACCCCAACCCGCAGCGATCCTTGCAAAATTATCTTCCGCAGAACCGTATGCAACAGCCCTCGCGCCCCCGTCGTCAATCAACCTTGACGCCTCTTCCAGTATCTCTGTTCTCTTGTTCAAAACGGTATCTCCCCTTCTAGTGAACCTTTGTTGTTCACAGCAACTATGTCTGACTCTGGGAAGCGATCACGGACTTCCTCCATCATAATGCCTAGAGCGTGGTCAGTATAGAAACTCAGAGCAACTGCCACCTCGCGCATTGTGTAGAGCTTCACGTCTGGCATCTCCTTCTTGACCTCCTGCCACGATCTCCCCTCCTTCATGATCCCGAAAACCTGATCGTTCAGCTCTACCTGCCACACGTCCTTGGAAGCTCTCTGAGCGCCCTTCTGTGTCGCCTCAGCATCCATCGCCTGCAATCCCCTCATGCAGACGCCCACACGCGCAGCCACGAGGTCTGGCTTCTCAGCATCAATTGCCTCCAGCAGCTTCGCCACAGCCGATCCATACTTGGCAGCCATCTCTGGCGACACAAGCTCTGGCAGGACGTCGATGCCCCACTTGCGATCAATATCATCCGCCATCCGAGACAGGGGCGCAGTCGCAAGGTCGCAGGCTATGGCCTCCTTGCTTTGCTTACCCGAAATAATCCGATCCGACTTCTTCTGCCTGATCTGTGGCCGTGGCGCTGTCTTGCCACGACGCTTCGGCTTTCCCTTCGTCACTCCACCAATCTGCATATCTTCCTCCACAGTTATTTCACCACAGTTTCATCTGGTCCACAGTTACCACCACAGTTGTATATATATATACAACTACTGTGGTGGAACTAATCGTGGCCTCCTTCACCACAGTTCCACAGTTGCTCCACAGTTCAAAAAAGCAACTGTGGAACTGTGGAGTGCACTCAAGTCTCATCCCAATTGACCCACTCACCGACCACCACGCACGGCACATCTCTTCCGCTTCTTCCGTCTCGTATGTCTGCCAATTTGAGGCTGCCAGTGCTGATCCACTTCTTGGAGATTGCCTTCGCTCTGGCTTTATCGCCCGGCTTATCCGTGTCCAGATTTAGTTGCTCTGCCACGGCCTTGCCGATCCAGTTTTTGGCCCTGACGTCTGCTCGGTATGCCTCGCCATTGTCTTCGGCCTTTCCGACAATACGCTGCACCTTGTACAGGTCTTTTGTGGTTACGCCGTCGAACAGGTCAGGCAGCTTAAACTCCGTGGCTACGCCAATGTGTTCTCCGTTTGCGATTTCTACTGAGACCATCTGGCGGTAGTTCGCCTTGTCGGATGGCGGCGCAAGATTTGCTTTGCCATCGTCTATGCGCATGATGCCTTTGGCTTGGCTTTCGTCCACGCCCAGCGCCATTGCGTCCTCTGGCGTGATCCTGTTTATGACGCGCGCTGCTCTGGCCGCACCGATTAGTGATCCAGCGCCACGGATGCTGTCCACCGTGGCATCTTCGCCGTTTGCCTTTCGGATGTGGTGGACCAGCATGATCGACGTGTTGGTGTCTCTTGCCAGTTTGCGCAGCATGGCCACAACTGCTTGGATGCTGCCGTTGTTATTCTCGTTCACGAGGTGCGCTGAGACGAACGGATCGAGGATTACGACGCCGATGTTGTTCTCCTTGATCTTCTTGGTCATGTGATCAAGCAGTGCGTCGTTTGTGATTAGCCCGTCACGGCCCTCTGCTGCCAGCGTGATCGACATTGTGTCCTCACCATCCACGAACAGCCTGCCCTTGATGTCTGCCATGGTCAGGTTGTAGTGCTTCATGGCGGCCAAGGTGCGCATCTGCATTTCAGAGATTGGGTCTTCTAGGTTGATCACCCACACGTTTTCTTGGCTCTTCACAGCCGTACCGAGCAGCGGCTTGCCTGTCGCGATTGCTATGGCCTCCACGGTGATTGCGGATGTCTTGCCGATGCCGCCTGCCGAGGCTGTGACGCTGATGTACTTTTTGATGTAGTCGTATCCATATATCCACTCGCGGCGCGGCAGTATTGATGCGTCCCAAGCGTTGTATGGCGTCGGCCACTCGCTTTCTAGCTGCTCTGGCTGCTCTGGCTGCTCTGGCTGCTCTGGCTCCGTGGCGATGTTTAGCGCGGCGTTCTGCGTCTGCATACGCTCTGCCATTGGATCAGGCTCTGGCGTCCAGCCCTTGTCCCTCGCCCCGTCGATGGCCTGCTGCACTTCACGGCGCGTGTCGTCCACGGTGTACGGAGGCTGCGTGAACCTGTCCGTCATGGCGTGTATTTCGCTGTCAGATAGACCCTTTGAGACGTATGAGGCGACGAGGCGCACGACGTTGTGGTGCCAATCATCGCCCTGCATGATGCTCTGCTCGGCCATCGCGCGATCCATGGCCTGCTTGCCGAGGTCGATGTTAAAGGGGCTGTCACTTGTGGATGTCGTTACCTGTTTAACGGGCGGGAAGGCACGCATCATGCGCTCGAACGGCACTGGATCACGATCCGTACTGAACTCCGTGCGCATCGTGACGATCTCTGGCGTGTAGCCCTTGGCCTGCTTCTTTTCGTTTGGCCATGAGACTGTGCCGGCCACGCGCATGATCCTGCTTGGATTGATGACAACCTCGTCCGTTTTCAGGCTGTTTGCGATTGACTGCTGCGTCTGCCGCCACGCGTCGAGGTTCAGGCATGGCTCTTCGAGCCGCCAGTAGCAGTGGCCACGTGTAAATGGCACTGTGCCTGTCTTGACCGTTAGTGTGTATTGAGGGCCAGCGAATGACAGAATGTTCTTCATTGCGCCGTCAGTGTCGGCATCTGCGAAGCAGTAAAGCGCTGCGAGGATGTCTGCGTCGGTGGCACCGCGCCCAGCGTCTATGCTTGCCTTGCCGTCCACTGGATTGACGCACATGTACACGTTTCGGCCTGAGTTGTTCATGATCTGGGCATGCTCTGCCGCTTCGTCGATCCATTCGAGCGAGAAGCGTGCGACGTTTGCTTGGCCATGCTCTGCCAGCGACCTGACTTCGATCATTGGATTACCGTCGAGGTCTGACCAGCCGTCCGTGATTTCCTGCATAAACTGCGTGATGACGCTTGGCTCTGCGGTCAATTTGTCAGCCATCATTTCGTCTCTCCCTTTGGATATTCTTGGATGCTGTAGCGCAGGGAGTTGAGTGCTGCCTTCCTGAACGGCCTGCTACCCACGACCATTATGTACCGATGCTTCCGCGATCTCGGCTTCAGGTAGAAGTCGTCACCGTATTTTTCTCGCATCAGCGCAGCTCTATTCTTCTGCCCCCTGAACTCATCTGCGACAGTCTGGCCGTGCAGGTGTTCTTTGCCACGCAGCTTCCAGTCTGTTCTCTTTGCTGACAGCCCTGTGTATAGGAAATTAGCTGCTTGGTAGACCGTGCCGTTGTGTCCATGCTCTGTGTCCGCAAAGCTGACTATTATCTTGTCACCACCCATGTCTCGGATACTTGATGACACTAGCCAAGAGGCGTCATTGCGCTCATTTGACTTCAGGCAAAGACGGTTCAGCTCAATCACATTTGGAGCCATGTCTGGCCCCGCTACGCCAACTCTAAGCGTTGCGCTGGGAGGAGTTCCATATGTCACCACACCCTCCAGAGTGTCGTTTATGGCCAGACCATAGGAGTGAGTTATGCTTGGAAATCTTCCCGCATAGTGAATGCCTAGCAGGAACGGCTTGAGGTCGTTTCTTGTGACTGCTGAGAGCGATCTAGTTCTATCTCCCATCATTCCGACACCTTCCGTGTGTGTACGACATTCAATGACTTGATGTAGGTATCAACATCATCCTTGCGCCAGCGTGTTGCGCCGCCAATCTTTACGGGCTGTGGAAAGCCCTCAACCTGATCGCACCAGCGCCAGATTGTATTGCGCGAGACAGACATCACTGCCGCGACTTCTGCGTCTGATAATAGCATTATACTTACTCCTTATGCCTAGTGGCAGCATAGGGCCACATGGGGCCGCATGTCTAGCCCTATAAGCGCGCATTTATTAATGGCAGGAAAGAAAAAGCCCCACCATCTCTGGCAGGGCTTCCTCAACTTGAAATAAATCCGCTTTAGAACTCAGCGTCGTCCAGTGTGGTAGCGGCTGGCGCTGGCGCGGCTGGTGCGGGAGCTGGTGTCGGCTCCAGAGCAATCCCAGCCTCGACGCCCTCCTTCAGCGCGTCAGGTCGGTCAGTCCATTTTACGATTTCCAGCAGTGGTACCACCGTAGACCCCTTATTAAACTGCACAAATTTTGCCTCTTGCAGCTTAACCACAGGCAGGCTCTTAGCGTCTGGGCGCTGACCAAGCAGCGGTGCCAGTGCTTCGAGGGACTGCCACGCTGCCGCCCCTGCCTGCTCCCATGTGGCGACCTTGCCGCCACCGATTGCGCACGGAACGCTAAAGCCCTTCTTCCAATCGTCGCCTGGCTTGGCCATCATCTGCGAGAGTGATGGGTTCCAATTCCACGATGGAGCAATGCCCACCGCGCCTTCGCTGTGCTGCCACCCGGTCTTGAGCGCATCGATGTCGAGGATCATTTGACCGTCGAATGGTGTCTTCTCACCGCCATCGCGGATGTAGAAGCTGCGCGCTGGGACTGCCCCGTCGCGTGTGCCGATAGCAGACCATGCGAGGAATGGGCCTGAACCGCCTGAAGAGCCTAAATCTAGTGAAAACATTTGTTGTCGCCTTTCGTGTTGTCGTGTTGTGTATGGTCACATTCCATACATTTGTTCGCGGAGTGCTTCGGAGCCTGACCAGTAGAACGTAGAGGGGTTCACTGGCACGATGGCCCTTGCTGTCTCCGCATCGCAGACAGAGAGGAATTTCTCTAGCCGTGCAATCTTGTGTTTGGCCTTGGCCAATGTTTCGTTGACGTCCCCGTCCTCTAGCATCAGCGACTTGGCCTTGCTGACGTAGAGAAATTTGACGCCGTAGTTGCCCATCGCCTTCTGGTATATGGCGCGCTGCAACTGGTGTTCTGCTGACATTACCTGCGTGATGCGGTTGGTGGTCTTCAAGTCAATGACCATGCCGCTGTCAGGAAAGACCAGATCGAGATACCCGATCACTGGTATCTCCCAGCCGTCGCCTTTGGCCGTGATGCTGATCTTGTGCTGGCTGCCGTCCTCTGGGAACTCTGGCTTGCCGTACTCTTTCAGCGCCTCGACAGCGTTGGCAACCATAGGGGCGATCACATCGCGCTCCTTGGTGGTCTTCTCGTCCCCAATGATGAAGCGCTTATCAAACTTGTCGAGCGCGCTCTGTGTGGCCTCTGAGAGGCTCTGTGCGCCCGTCAGGGCGGCAACTACTGCATCCTCGGAGCATATGCCCCGCCAAGCCGCTGCGCCCATCGGTGTGCGCTGCTTGAACAGGTATGACATAACCCACACATCGGGCGCGTTGGACCACAGGTTGATGCTGCTGGCAGACAAGTGCTTGATGCCGTGCTTTTCGAAGCCGTTCACTTTGCTCTCCATTGCTTGTCATTAAGATCGGCGGCTTCTCTGACGCTAAAGAACGGAACCTCACTGGGAGTGATGGATTCAATAGCGCACCTGATCTGCCCCCTTATGCGGGCGCTTTCCTTCGCGTGCTTAATAGCCCTCAGAAGCTCCTCAACCATCCTGCGCTCCCCGACCAGCTCAAGGCCGTCAACTAGCACGCTCGACAGCCGACGCTGCATTACCTCAAAATTCACGAGTTGGATGCCGTGCCGCGATGCCATCTCATCAATCGCTGATCGCAGTTCGCGCAGGCTCTTCTTTCCAAAGTTAGGGACACGAAGCAGATCCCTGTCGCTCATTGCGATGATGTCGCCTATACTGGCCTCGTGCCCTAGCTCATTGATTATGCAATTGCGCGCTCGCGTAGATAAGCACCGCAAATACTCCGCAGGTATAGCTTCAAATTCTGAGTATTTCATCACATCACTTCCTTTCCATACAGCGCAATCAACGTAGCCTCTGCCCGGCCATCATCCTTGACGCGCTGAAACGTATCGGCTGCTTCGGGGAAGCGCTGCATCGCCAGACCACGCGCAACGCCTTTGTCTCTGGTCAGACCGAAGTGCTTCTTCCACTTCTGCGGCGTCACCATGTGCATTGGCGTCTTGGTTGCGGCCAGAGCCATCTGCAATGCGCCGAACTGCTCACCGAAGCGGAACATTGACGACACACCTTGGCCACGCATGGCAGCGACTTGCTCAATCCATGCGGCGCGCGGATCATCTGTCTCAGGCTCAAGTATCTGAAGTATGCCGTGCATATCCAATACCGTCTTGCCCTTAGTGTTTTTGAGCGTCGGCATGTCGTGAACTTCAATGTCGCCAGTCTTCGGCCAGTACAGAGTTATTGCGCCCGTATAACCGGGGTCGATCCCATAGATCAGCATCAGTCAGCCCTCGGCTGCTCTGAGTGGATGCCCTTAGACCGTGCCTCGTTCAGGGCGCAGTGGCGCAGATATGTTGCCAGCGCCATTCCTGATTTCTTTGCAGCGTAGCTCAACGCCTCATGCTGCTCCTCGGTCAAAATGACCCGACTTTCTTTGCTCATGTCAAAACCTCCTTTGGTGTGGTGTGGATACTGACAGGATGTTTATGTGAGGTCAACGTGATATTTCTTGTTGACTGCATCTTTGTTGCGTGTATTCTGATCTCACTGAAACGAATCAACCAACCAAGGAGAACGACAGATGATCACGCACACGCACATTTTCTACACCGACCGTCTCAACGGCTGGTGCGAGCAACATCGTGATGACGAGGGCAATCAAGTCGGCGGGGCGTTCTACCACTACCGCAAGGCAGACGCGATCAAATCTGCTAAGGGGATGGACGCCGCGATCCATGTATTTGGCAAGAACGGCCTGATCCAGCGCATCATCTAACATAACGGGGGCTTCGGCCCTCACCACAAACTAAGGAGAACGGCATGAAACTGCGACACGTCATTAAAGACACAATCGCCCTTCTATCAATCTTGGGTGGCTCTTACGCCGCCCTCATCATCGGCCACGGGTTTGGCCTGTAATCAAAGGAAAACGAAATGAACTTACACGATATTACGATCTCTAATGTGCATGAGCGTGGCTTCGCATTTGGCATTACTGATGGCGGCCAGCAAGTCTTTATTCCGCCACACGCTGCAAAGGGTCACGATCTGGACGCGGGCGTCAGAATGACAGCGCTGGTCTCAATTAACCCAAGCGAACAACAGCGAGAGCAAACGCCGTTCCTCGCCATTCTCTTGAAGACAAAGGGTGAGGAAAAGCCTGAGAAGCCCACCAGCGTTGCCTCCTTGGACGAAAAAACTTTGGTCGCGATCAAAGAGGCATTCTATGTCACCACCGCCCAGATCGCTGAAGCGCTCGACATTGACACGCGCGCGGCAGGCAACAGCGCAAACCGCCTATTCAATGCAGGCAAGATCGCCAAGGCCGATGTGTACGGCAGAGTTGGTCAGTCCCGACCATCGTTCATCTTGTGGGCAGAAGATGCCTCAGACTTCATGGAGGAGCAGTAATGACCGATCTGGAGCGCATCAAAGGCTTGAAGCAATACATCGCCAGCAAGGAGCGGTCACTGGGCCGCTCGGAGGGTGTGTGGGGTATGGGCGTGCGATCAGGCTCGGCCTCTGCCGATCTAGCCATCGACAGAGCGGCGCTGGATCGTGCCGTGCGTGAGCTTGCGAAGCTGGAGGGTAGATAAGTGAGCAGCAAAGAATTGCCACCAGCGCAACTGGCCGAGCTAAAGTTCCTCCGCCAACAGGTGGACTTCTGGATGGAGGCTCAACTGAAAGTTGATGCTTCCCCCAGCGCAAAGCAACGATACAGCATTGCTAGGGATGACCTCACCAAATTCGTGAGCAACAGGCGCAAAGAGGGATACCATATATGATCATCAACGGAACGAGACTGCTGGAGGCAGCACCTCTGCGCCCTATGGCCATATCCAAGCAACGCTGTGAGGCGTCAGGCACATCATGGGGACTGTCGGAGGCAGGGTACGACCTTCGCTTAGATCAGGACATAACACTCACGCCTGATAGTCGCTTCTGCCTCGCCTCGGCGATGGAAGAGTTCACCATGCCAGACAGACTTGTGGGCATCGTACACGACAAAAGCACACACGCACGGCGCGGCTTGTCTGTGTTCAACACGGTAATCGAGCCAAGCTGGCGCGGATACCTTACACTAGAGCTTGTCTGGAATGGATCGGGCGCGCTGTTCTTGCCCAAAGGCTGCGGCATTGCTCAAGTAATATTCCACCAGATCGCCGAGCCTGCGGACTATGGCAACGGCAAGTATCAGGACCAGCAGAGAGGGCCACAGGAGGCGCGCAGATGACACGCACAACTAAGCGCACGCAGATACATGCCGCGCTAATCAACGACCCAGCGGACAGCGATGCTGCAATCGCAGACAGGCTCAACGTGAGCCGCTGCTACGTCACGCAGGTCCGCACCAAGGAACGCCTCCCACGCTTTCGGGACGCAAGGCTGACGTTGGAAAACCGACAGTTTGTTGAGGCCGAAGCAAAGGCATGCAACGTCACTGTCGCTGAAATAATGAACGCAATCATAACAGACGCGAGGTTGGACTTATGACTAATTTATCACACCGCATGTCACTCAAGGATGAGCGCATCCGCAACGCACATGTGCCTGTGCCAAAGGCTGCGCCAGCAAACATACCTTGGTCATCAGAAGCTCAAGATCGGCTGCGCGAGGCCATGATTGAAGACGCAAAGATAATGAAAAGCCGTAACCTCGCCCTACTTCGCATAAAACAGCGCGAAGATTGCACAAAGGGGCTGGGACAAAGCGCAAAGAAGTGTCTTGCCGCGCTGGACGTGCTTGGCAACGGTGTAACCGTTGCAGATATTTCCAGCCACATAGAGCTTGGCCTAGACGTTGTGAACAACGCACTCTACCGCATGCGCGCAAGGGGAATAGTAAAGTCACGTTTGATTGTCCTGCATGGCCAACGAAAGAACCTATGGTATCGCACATCAAGTGAGGGCGGCGCGCAGGGGGGTGAGGCGTGAGTAAAGCGGAGCGCTCTAGCTCAACGACACCTTCACGCGACTAACCTCGCCTCTGTCCTTGTGGTAGGTGATCGCTTGCATCTGGGACCGTGAAGAATAGCTGTGAGACGCTGCGTAGGCGTCTCGCGGCGCAACAGCCCGAAGCTGCTCAACCTGTACACCGCCGATGTCCTGCATCGTTAGGTGGTGTCTGTGCCCGATAAAATAAAATCTGTATCTGGTGCGCCCCCACATCTCACCCCATTCATCAGCCATGTGCATCACCAACCGCTCCGCCTTTGCCTTGTCGCCGTGGTGGCTGGCAATCATTACCTTGCCCCACTCCATGACAAAGAACTCTCCACCCTTACGCTGCACCTCGATGCGCGGGTTGTCCCTGTAGCGCTCACGCAGGGCGTACATGACGGCGAGGAAGGCGTCACGGTCATGATTGCCCTGTATGACGCTGACCACAACCATCTTGTGCTTAGACGCTGCCATCTCAATGCAGGCGGAGAATGTGCGGATCGCCACATCCAATGCCTCGCTGAAGCTGCTGGCCACATCAAGAACGTGCCGAGACTGTGGCGTCTGTGCCGTCTGGTCATTAGCGTGTAGTGCGTCACCGCCGATCAGGACAACGGCCTGCTCTGACGCAGGGGACGAAGCAATGCACTGCCCTATTCCGCCAGTGATCCGCCGCTCCGCAATGTCGTTGTCCATGTCCTCGCCGCTCTCATCAGCGCTGGCACGCATTCCGATATGTGCGTCGAAGATTGGGTAGACAGTGAGCAGCCCGTCAGTGAACTCGCGGGGGACGGGGATTGGCGGACAGGCGGGGATGTTCTCGAAAGCCTCACGCACGATTTCGCTGACGTCTGCGCCGCTCTGCTTCGGCATCTGAAAGTATAGAGACGCGCCTTCGCTCTTGATCCAGCCAGAGTGCAGCGGGCCAGCGTCTTGCATTCCGACAGAACTCATAGCCTTTTGAATAGCCCCGTCTGCCTCTGAGTGCCTCCGAGCGCCTGCGAGTCGATGTCTCACGCCAGCTTCAGAAATGCCAAGTTGCCGTCCAATTTCCCGGCCAGATATCCCTTGCAGGTGCATATCCAACGCCTCTCTTTGCTTCGGCGTCATTTGCAAAGTCTTTCGTGGGTTTCGTTGTTAATCACGATGTCAGTAAGCAACTTGCGGTCATGCTCGATTAGCCAATCTGGAGTCTTCATGCTGTCAAAGTATAGCGGTGAGGCTATGTCGCAGTAGGTGTCACCCGTTATCCTTGCGCAGCCACTTGCCAGAGCGCCGCAGCAGGCCGTGATCATCAAGAACTTGTACGTCATCTTGTACACCTTTTGCTTCGAGTATCTTTTCTATGCGATCATCCTTGATCTCATACTCAAGTTCAGTCTGGCCATTGGTGCGACCACGATAGTAGGCAGTCACGATTGCCACCAATGCCGCGCCGATCAGCGCCGCATACATCTTCAGTTTGCCAAGCAGAAACATTAAGCCTTCTCACCCCATGCCACGCACTTAGCGTCCTGCACGATCATGTGGGGATATGCTTCCTCAAACATGATCCAGCCAATTTGCAGGCTGTCCTCGCACTCATCCAAGCTCTTTAACTCTGGGCCAGCCACGCCGACACATTGGCCATCCAGAGAACACGCTAGTAGGATTGCAGTGAACATTGATCTATCTCCATCCAGAGGCCCATGACTTGAGCCGCTCTTTCAAAATAAACAGGGCCAGCAGCGCAATCAGCACACAACCGACCATAGCGATGATCTGGGCTGTGCCGTTGAGCGCCTGAAACGCCGCTACAGCGCCGCCTACTGCCGATGCACCCTGCACTACGCTGGCCTGAACGGTCTTGCTTTGTACGGCGTTTGTACGGTCCTCTGAAGCCACCAGAGGGCGAACCTCTTTCTTGCCGCCCTTGGATAGCCAGTTTCGCGTGCTGAAGCACGGGCAGGACTTACTGGAAAATTCGTTGTGGCCACTGATCTTGAAGATCGACGGGTGATCCTTCTGAAGATCGGCAATCAGCTTACGCAGAGCCGCATCCTGTTCCTCGGTGAAGTTGTCCGCAAACATATCTGAGGCGGAGCCGCCGTGGCCGCCGAACAAGGAGATGCCGACTGTGCCTGTGTTGTGACCCTTCACATGAGCGCCAGTGCGCTCTAGAGGGCGGCCAGTGACGACAGTGCCGTCACGGTCGATCAAGTAGTGGTAGCCGATGTCAGACCAGCCGCGATCCTCTACGTGCCAGCGGCGGATTTCGTCGGTCTTCTGCTGTGCGCTCTTACCCTGCCACCAATTTGGGCGGGTCGCGGTGCAGTGGATTACGATCTTGTCGATGTGTCTCATCAAAATTTTCCCTGTGTTTTTCCGATCCACCAGAACACTAGCGCTAAACCAGTAATTCCAGCAAGCGTTGCTAATATTCCAACAGTCCAAACGATTAGAGCTTCTTTGATCTCCGCCTTGCGATACTCTGTTTTCTTGCGTTGGGCGCGCACTTGGCGCAGCGTGTTCTTGTATTCCTCAAGACCCTTCTGGCCATAGGTGAAGCCGATGATTTGCTCGACTTCCTTTTTCAGGGCCTGAACTTTTTTCTGCGCCGCGAATATCTCAATCGCTTCAGCTTCTGCCGATCCTGTCAGGCTTTTCCAAATGCTTGGGTTCTTTGCTTTT